CTAGGTTATTTTGTAGGCTCCTGCAGAACTTCCCCCCGTTACCAGCACTTGTGCGTTCTGGGTGATTTCTTCTACCACAGCGTTTGCAATAGCTTCTGCCATTTCTGCATTTCGTGCGTGAGTTCCACTTGTTACAAAGCCTTGAGCTTGCAATTCAGTCACAATCTTTTGTTTTAATGATGCTTTGCTTAATGTCATTACTTACCTGCCTTAACTGTTGATGAGAGGTCGGAGTGAGGCTTCCCCGTGTAAGCACAAATACAATCGCCCTGGACCACCCCTTTACCACCATTCATCGTGATAAGGTTTGCCGTATAGCGCATGTTCTTGGCGGTCGCTGTTATGTCTTTTTCTACGTTGGTAACTTTATTCCCCAGCACCTTGAGCTTGTCGTCTAAACCAATCACTACGTCCCGCAGTTGGCCAATGATCTGCACCCAGTCACCACCGTTGGTTAAGTGTATATTCGCAAGTGAACCTAGGGTAATGTCATCACCTGCCATCACCTCAAACCTGCCCAGAACTTCAATGAGCTTTTGGCCGCCAATATTCTCTTTGCTATGCTGGTTTACCGTCACTTCATGTGACCCAAACTCTGCCAGATATTTATCTACCTGGTGTAACTCTTCATAGGCTTCGATAAGCCTTGTTTGGTCGGTTGCCTGAGTGTGGTTGCCTGCTGCATCAATGCGTTCAAAAACCTCATGCCTTTGCTGAGTCAGCAACTCTTCTGGCTCTAATTCGGGTAGTGACCAGCCATCACCCAGAATGGTTCGAATGAATGGGCGATCGCTTCTGCCATACGCAAAAGCGATTTCAACAATGGTGCCCTCTGTCGGTGTGGCGAACTGACCTTGCTCTGAGCCGCCGATAACCGTGGGTAGTGGCACCGCTTTGTATAGTGGCACTTCTTCATCTGGCAGGCCGTTTTCATCCAACAACTGCACATCTACCGCATAGCGTGGACGAAATGGGTTGTTTTCATGTCCGACCTGGCTTTGGTCGGTGACCGCTTTCACCCTGGCAAGTCTCGGCAAGTGATGCCCGGCAGCCAGCTCGGGGAACAGATAGTTGATTTTGCGCTTTTCTGCATTCATTTCACTTTCCCAATACAGGGTGATGTCAGTATTTTGAAAGTGCACCTGGGTAATGCGCTGACCATTGATAATTGCACCGGGACGAACGGAAGGGATCGCACCTAACTTCATGCTTTTACCCCCCATCTGCTGAGTGGTCAGGTTGGTCGGCAAATCGGTAGGACGGTTAGACCAGCGGCTATCCGCGAAACTGCCAACGAAAATATTGCCATCCGTTTGCTGGTACCAGCAAAAATCCTCTATCTGAAACGCTCGGCCCAGATTCTCCAGTAACTGATAACCGGTGCCCTGACTGGTGAAATTCGGAATGCGCGTGGTCATATAATCTTGCTGGGGCATCACGAAACTTAAGCCGCTATCAAAACTCAACTGCTCGAGTACTTCAGAGGCGGTTGGGTGCTGAATACTCACTGGCCACTTGGCCGCGAGTAACCCCGCACGCTCTCGGGCGATCACTTTGGTGTAACCATTTTGCGCCGGCTGAACCTTGGCGGCGAATCCGTCAAAGTAAGCTTTAAAATCATCCTGATAGCCGATATCAAATGTGATTAGCGATCCTTTTGCGATTTCCCCTTCTATGACGAAGGTGGCGCGGCCACCGGCACTAAGCTCAAGAATGACTTGTTCCTCGGCCAGTTTTTGCTCTTCGCCATTGACTCTGATTCGTTTGTTTAACTTCATGCCAGTTGAGACTCTTTCTGTAACAGTGCGACTTCAAAGCTGGTTCGTTTCACCTGCTCGGTTTGGTTGGTTGTCGCTGCATGAGCTTTCGGCTCTGCTGTCGTTGTGTTCTCCGTACTTTGTGTGACGGCCTGTTGTGCTTTTGCTTGCTCTTTCTGCTGTTTTGCTTCCGTCACCGACATGTATTCACGCAAACGAAACGTCACTTTCCATGCCATCAGCTTTTCTTGTTCATCTGCGGCAAGCTGTCCCACAAACCTGACCTGGCGCACTGTAAGGGTCTTGGCCGTTTCATTACCAATTCGATAAATCTTGCGTTTGCCTGCTTCTGTTGCCCGGGATAACAACATGAGTCGCTTGAGTACATCTTTTCGTTTAAACGGGATAAGACCAGATACCGCCAGCACGATGCCTTTATCACCTTGTTCACTGCCGTCGGTACCGCTGGCTTGCCCCGTCATATCTTGCTCACGAATTTCTACTGAGGGGCTAATTCGTGTGGAGTTCATGTAGATGATTTCGCCGTCTAAAGCTAATTGAGTCATGCGAATAACTCCGAAACAAAAGTAATTGGTTTGGCACTGATAAACAGGCAAGCGAAGGTATAGCTGTTTTCCCGGCCGGGCGGCGTGGACTGGTTCAGTTTGGTTGCGATCATCTCTGCGGTTCCTGATGCTGCAAACTTATGTAACTCAACATTATCCTGCTTGAGGCTATTGATCGCCTGCGACCAGTCGTTGAGTTGTGCCGCGCGTTTTTCTGCAAGCGCTGCGAGCTTATCGACCGGAGTCTGTCTATCTGAGGCGAGTGACTCCAGCTGGGCGATTTGGGCACCTTGCCATTGTTCAACAGAGCGCAAAGGCTCTTGATTTAGCTGTGCTACCGGCTTAAGCCTTGGCTGTACGATTGTGGCCGGTTTGGTCATTTTCTCAGGCTGCAGGCTTTGCTCTTTGCTTACCCTTCGGCTGACCATGCCAAGCTCAGATATATTCACCACCTCATAAAGGGCTTTTGTTGCACTGGCAAAGTTGGCTAACGTGTTCTCTGCAAGCATCCAGCCGACAACATGTAAGTTGCCTTTTGGATGATGCCTATCATTGAAGTCTTTCAACTTATTGGCCAACACCGTGACTGCTTCATCCGGTGTTAAGTGATTCCCAGAATTCGTAACCGTACCAATAGCATGTTGATAAGGATGAACACAAAGCACCTGGCCGCTGGTTAAAAGTGCATCAAGCTCTGTCCGCAGGTTAAGTAAGGCCTCAGCATTGGTACTTAACGGATGGCGGGCAAATATCACCTGCCCTTTCAGCGCTTGAATGCGCTCAACTGTCTTATTGGAATGTCCCTCAACCTTGGTCAACACTGCCTCTGCAGAGGACTGAATGTTTTGGGTTGAGCCAGACCAGCAGAACGAAGCAGTTTTCCACGTCATACTGCTGCCTTACGAAGTACATCAACCCGGATCGGCGCGACTTTAAACATAGGCTCTGGCAAATCGTGGTTAGCCTCGGCATTGGTATAAACAAACTGGCCACTGGTCGGGAAGTTCAACACGACTTCAAACTGACCGTTGACAACTTGCGCCGGGAATAACGTCAAACGTCCATCATCGCGTTTTAGCGGCATTGAAAAGGTTTGGTCAGGGACAGCGACCGTACCCGTGACCACAATGTCCGTCAGTTCCAGGCAGGTAATGCGGGTGTAGTCACTACTGGTTTTAACTGCTCCGACCACCTTGTTGATGATTATTTTCATCAACATTGGCTCAACTCGCTCGCGATAAATGAACTCAGCCACATGACCAGACGAGTATATCTGCTTAACTTTGTCGCCCGGTAGCGGCTCCGCTACAATCCATGAGCCATCGCGAAAGACCTCTGTTTTGTCTTCTTTAATTGGATTAGATGGTAGTGCACCACTTGGTGGGAAATACTCATTTTTTTCAGGTTCGTCAGTAGTTACATAAGTCATAATTTTGCCTTCTCTACTCGGCTATAACGCGCTAAAACATGAACACCGTAATTCGCGACCGAAGGGACATATACCTGGCATACGAAAGACGATTTACAAAACTCACGCGCCCCATCCAACAACTGTGGCTTAGCAAGGGATGCACTTGCAGCTCCACTCGCACCAATGACTGGAGTGAGAACCTGAGTATCAATACTCCGTGGAACCATTTCTACGCCATCGATGAACCACTTAACCTTTACATGTTCAGATTGGCTCGCCGTATTTGTTCCGCCTACCGCTAAATTGTCAATAATATAAGAGCCAGTTAACTCGAGTACGGTTGTCCAAGTGTCATATTGAATATGCCCAGATTCTGGTTGAAGCCGAGTGCTGTCAAACCCAATCTGATCAAGCCGTTTTAAATAATTATTACCAGTCAAAAAGTCACTGACTTCCATAACGTCTCCTATTGGGTAACTGAGGAAATATAAAAATTACTTCCGGTGACTCTAAATGTTGCCTTGCATCGCCCTGTTATCGTAACGCTCGCATGTCCGGTATTGTCGGGGGCATAAATTTTTGCTCCTCGTGTTGTCTCTAAAACAACCGTAACTTTTCCGGCGTTTTCTATTTGGTTGCAGATAACAATTTCATCGTCATTCTTAAAACTATCCGCATCAATTCTTATCCTGGTTTCAGAATATTTCCGAACTAGCAAATATGCTTTGCTATAACCATTCCGCGTCAATGTGTGCTCTGTTTGGGAGCTCCATAAATGCAAAAACTGTTCGTGCTTATCCAAGCGAACCCAACCCTCCTCAAAACCATATTGATCTCGTGAGGAACGGTAATAAGCTCCACCGTTTTTATACCTAAAACGAAACTGCGCTGCAGACGTTGAGGTGCTCTTTGCTAGCATGTGAAGAACTAGCTCACCATGAGAGCCAGGCAAGGAGGCTTGATACACACCCGACTTCACATCCCAAGGTACAGCATCTAAACCTTCATATAGACTCGTTTTACCTTGTGCATAGAACGTGTCTTCCCTGATGTCAGCGTTTAGTGTGTCAACTTGGTGCTTTAGATAATAATCATCATTGTGGTTGTGACCTTTACCCGACTTGGTACTTACTAAATCCTGAACATAGTCTTTAGATGCGTAATCGGGCTTTAACGTACGATGATCAACGACCTGACCATCGGCTTCGATAGTCGCCAGTTTACTGACAAAATGTTCAACGCCGTCATCGTCGGTGTAGTGGTTAAGCTCGGTATTACTCACCGTCACAACTACGTGGCTTTGCCAACGGCTGGTTACTTGCCCTTGCCAACTCGTGTCGACATAAACGAACTGTTTACCGGCTGGCACAGACAGCGATTGTGTTTCCGCCAATTCACTACGTAGCCCTTCGACATAAGCAAGTCCCGCGTTAACCTTGTGGCCTTCAGCATCTTTGTAGACCAGGAACCCGTCAGCAAAGAACGATGCCGGGCCATAGTGGTCACGATTTGCCAAACGTTCTGCTTCATCAATACCGAAAAGCCGCGCGGTAAAATCGATTTGCCAGGTTGACGCATCCACGGTGATTCCCGTTGCAGATTTAGCGCCCACATAGCTCATCAGAATCGACCGGGTAATCGCATTGCCATTCTTCACCCCAGGCACCGATTTATATTTTGTAATGGTCGGCAAATGCGTAATTGCAGCCAAGGTGCCGGTTGCTTTGTTCCGCAGCCCTATCCAGTTGAAATCGAAATCGCCAATACGCGTATCCAGTGTGATGGAGTAAACCACGGCATTGGGGTTCACAAACCCATCCTGGTGCACATTCGTCACATACATGACATGTTCTGTTGGAATACCTTCTTCACGGTCAATCGGCAAAGTAGGGTCAAGGCCCGGCACATTCGCCAGTACAAACTCATCCAGTATTACCGGTTGTGATATTGCTTCTTGCTGCGCTTTGTATGACTCGAATGCTTTGGTGATTACGGTTTGTGACATTGTTATTCCTCTAACACAGCGACATTGCACTGATGCTCCCAATCTAACGGGGCTGTATTCAGCTCAAGTTCGGTCGGCGTGATAATTTGATATTCGTAGCGGCGACAGGTACGGCCATAGTGCTGCAGTAAGACTTCCAGTAACTTCGCGTTGTCAGACAACTGGCTGTCACTCAAACGCAAAGTGATGATGTCCCACTCGCGCCCCGGTACGCGTTCATCAATTTCAATCTGACCGATACCCAGACGCTGAAATATTCGAATGAAGCCGTTTTTTTCTCCCGCATCCCGGGCATTAACAAACGCGTACTTCACCCGCTTACGAAATAGCACGAGCGGCTCATCTTTAAAGCGCGCAATGTCTCTATCCCATGCCAGTAACCTGAGCAGTTTTTCATTGCAGATCAGCGGGTCGAGCTGTAGCAATGGAAACAACAACCAGACTCTCACCCGCTGCCAAAAGCTCATCACACCATTAGCAAGGAAATACGGCTCTTTCAGTTCTTCAGCGATGGTTTTGCCATCCATCCACCAAGGCGCCTGATGTTGGGGCAATTCTGGCGCTTGCTTATTGTGATCAACCATATTTCACCACCACATCGGTAAGCCGGGGTACTTCTAGCTGACTTTCAATATCAGCATTGTCAAAACGCAGGCTCAGTAAGTCTTCACTAAGCAGGTTGTGGATCTCGGTTGCCAGCTGAGAGAAAGAGAATCGGCTGACCGGATAGGTTCGTGTCACCGCTTTGTAGGTGTCAGACTCCCGAAAGGCAGCCCGGATCATATGCTCAATTTCCGCCTGCATTTGCGCTTTGCGCGTCTCCCCGACATTCGGCTTTGCCGCGATCGTTGCGGTTACGGTGTGATGGGTATCTGGTACCGAGAGCACCAACAAATCATCACCATGACCATGGTTTCCTTCGCTCATGACGTAGCTGTTAAGCTGATCCAACAGATGTGACGGGGTTAAACCGACATCCATCAGAATGTAAGCATTTGCGGTTCCCGGGCCACGCGGCGCATCATGCTCAAAATAGATTTGGTCACTTCGAATGCCTGCGACACTGGCTAGCATCGAGCGGTAAATTGCATCAATGTGGTAGCGGCCTACCACGCTAAATTGATTGCGGGTGCGTAAGGCCAGATCCTCATCTTCCTCAACATCGCTGCCATAGGTGGTGATCCAGTCCGCCTGGTTGACCGCGTGGGTAATACCAGAGACACCAACGGGCAAAATGGAGTAGTACCCTGCAGGCAGGTTGTAACCCTCGCCAGGTTCCTCGGCTTCACAAACGACATAACCGCTTGGTTCGTTCTCCGCAATTAGCACATCACTCTCCACCATCAACCGATAGATTTTTCCATCTATCTGTGTGGTCTCAATGACCGTCCCTGATGGGATGAGCACTGGGTTCGCCGGTGCTTCTTTGAAGAACTCGACCACTCCACGTGTCTTGGTGGCTTTTTTACGTTCTAAATCAACCTCCCAGGCTTTGAGGTCAACATAGATACCTTTAGCCGTTGCAGCAAAAGCATTCGGCAGGACATGCTTTGCTAAGAGTGAATCAATCAGCCATAAGGTCGGCGTGATCACAATGGCCTTGACCAGGCGCCAGAACGGCGACATACGGCTGTCGTTAGACACCTTGCTTCCCGCTGCGACCACTTCTTTTTCCAGCTCTACCGCAATAGCTTCTTCGGTGGTCGGTATGCCCTCATCAGCGATGAGCTGCTTAAAGTCAATGTTTGGTCGGTTACTCATATTGCGACTCCATAATTGATTGGGCCGTAGTCTTCGGTTTCAGCGAATATCCAGATTTTCTCTGCCGTTTGTTCGGTGACTTCTGCGGTACCTGGCACTATGCGTTCATCGTCTTCAACCAGCATCTCAATCTGGGTTAATACATCGGCTCTTAATGCCCGGTTGCGTTCTGCCTGCATCTCTCGCAACAACCCGCTTTCTAATATGGCGTGCTTAATATCTTGGGCGATGCTGTTGCGGTTATTGGTGTAGATGGGTTGCTGACCGGCATCAAAATCAATACCGCCCTCAGACACCAACAAATCGATGTATTGCTCACTCATGGTGTCGCTAACTCCTGCCATTCAGCCAGTTGTTCCGGAGTAAATGGCTGTTCTTGTTTGATCACAATGTCACCGGTGTGCATGTTTTTGCTGTTATCGGTGTAGCCGTTGCTACCCGATTGGGTGATGTAGTTCGCCACCGATTGACGTTGTTTGATGTCGCCGTTTAAGTAGTCGGAGATTGGGCGTGTGATTTGTTCACTGCGCTCCTGGAAGTCAATCACATCCGGGTCAATGCTCGGCATGTTGGCCGCATAATTGACCGACCCGTCCAGCACTGGCGCTGTTGCCGCTGCAAACTCTGCTTTGTATTGAGCTGCTGACTGGTACTCCGGCAAACTTGAGAGCGTTTGCAGTTGTGCCTTGTACTCAATAGGGCTTGGCTGCCCCACTTCTGGCAATACGGTTTTAGGCAGTTGAGCGTTGTAATTGATGCTGCCATCTAATGGTGTGACTGCGGGCTGCTCTGCATACGCTTGATACTGCACCGTACTTTGATAAGTCGGTAGCTGCTTAAGTTGCTCTATCTGGGTTTGATACTCGATCGCGCTTTGTTGGCCTGGCTGAGTATTGTAGCTGTACGTTGATAGCGGCTGTCGGTAGTTACCCAACAGGTAATCCGCTTTTTGCGCTGAGACTTCCGGCACAATTGGCTGCTCAACTTCACTGCCAATATTAATACCCGGGATCAGGTTAATTTTATCAATCAACCAATCAATGCCATCACCGACTAGGTTGAACGGGCTTTTCAGGACATCAAGTACGGAGGTGATAAACAGCGCAATGCCGTCATAGACCATACCGAAGCCAGCAGTGACACTTTGCCAGATAGCAGTAAAGTGGTCAGGTACCGTGCCCCATACCTGCATCGCTGCGGCCGGGCCATCTTTTAACAAAATGAAGAAGCCCTTAAATGCCGTCCATGTTACCGTTAGCGGTGTCAGCAGCCACTGAACGCTGGCACTTAGTATTTTCCATGCTCCTTGGCCAGCTAAGGCAATACCCTGGAATACACTCGAAGCCCGGGCAAACATCCACTCAAACTCAGAAGATAGGTATTGAACAAACGGGTTGCTCAAGATGTTATCTACTGCGCTGTTCCACATGCCAACGATAAAATCAAAACCTTTGCCAATTTGTTCGAACAACCACCAATCACTGAGTGCTGTGACCATCGCATCCCAATTAGAGATCAGCGCATAGGTAGCCACTCCAACCGCGGCGATCGCCGCTGGTATCCAGAAAATCGGGTTAGCCATCATCAATATGGCACTTTTAAGTGCAGCAAGCCCAAAAGCCTTGAACCCTCCAGATGCAGCCATCAGTGCTTTATCAACCAGGAACGTGGATACGGCATAGGCTTTAGAGGCGAGAGAAGCATTTTTCGCGTAAACGCCTTGCTTTAACATTGAATAGTTAAATGCCCACATGGACCATTTTGCTTTGGTGTACGCTCCGTTTAGGCTAAGAACGCTGACTTTGGTGAAGAGCATTGGAGCCCTCAGAGCGTTCATGGCCAGCTTGCTTGCTCCCAGAGTCAGGTTGTACACCCCGATCACACCCGCACCGCCAGCGATGGCTAATGCCAGATAACCCGCGTAACTGGTTAAGGTTGGGTACTCTTGTGTGTATCCAAGTAGCGTTGTCAGGCCGTCAGCCATGGCACCGGCCACGCTATTAATGGCAGGTAAAATAAGGCCAAATGCCCCGGCGCGGATGGCATACCAACTGGATTCCAGTCGTTCCCATTGGTCGGTCATGGCTCCTGCCATGTTTTTGGCCACATCCAGATTCGCTGCGCCAGACAAGTCGGTGATATTTGCTTTCAGGGCATTCGTTTTACCGATAAGGTCTGTCACCACCATAACCGCTTCATCAGAGCCAAATGCCGTTTTTAGCTGACTGATTTCTGTCGAATCCAGATCACCAAACTCTCCCTTGATAGCCGACAGAATGTCATACATCGGGAGCAGCTTGCCGTTGGTATCAGTAAAGCTCAGGCCAAGTTTATCCTGCGCTTTAACCGCTCCGTTGAGGAAAGCTTTGTATTTGGTACCCGCCTCAGAGCCAGACATTGAACCTTGCAGCATTCCCAATATCGCCATTTGGTTTTGCATCTCAATGCCGTGAGTTTTCGCCAGTGAACCGACACCTCTGAAAGCATCCGACATGCCTTGGCCGGTGGTTTTAAACTTCTCAACAGATTTGGCCGTCATGCCAGCAACACGTTCGGCCCAATTATCTTTGCCCATCGCGTCCGCGTTCTCCTGGTATACGGAGTACAAGGTGCCCATGTAGCTGGTGATGGTGGCGGTATCGGCTTTGGTGGCGGCAGCAAGAATGGCCGAGCTTTCGGTTACTCCAGCCAAATCAGCGCCAGACATATCGCCCATGGCGGATTTTATGTCATAAGCGGCGCCGACAACTTCAGTGGCTGATTTGCCGTAAGCAGAAGAGAATGCTAAAGCGGTTTGTTGAAGGGTGTTAAGGTCGGCATCAATCACGCCAAGCGATTTTACTTCACCGAGTACCCGGTCCATTTCGATGGCCGGCATCAAGGCTTGTTTGACAGCAAACCCAGAACCAAGAGCACTGGCCGCACCGCCAGCCATCTTTTCCCATGACTGGCGGCTGACATCTGCCGTTTGAGTCACGGTTTTCTGGATGCCCTTAAGGGGCTTGGTTGCGTAGTCCTGCAACCCGATTTGCATCATCAATTTATCTACGGAAGTCATTAATGATCAATCTCCAGATGAAAAGGCTTTTGCAATGCCGTTTGCCACGGTTTGCGCTTGGTGCTTTGCGAGCCACAAGGCCCGGGCATAGTTCTCTGTGGTATTGGGTTCGTGAGGCAGGTAATGCGCTTTAAGGGCGAATACCTGCTCTAGTTCATTGTCTTCAATCGCTTTGGCGTGACGGATTAGTTTTTTACTTCGATCTCAAGATCATCTTGGAACTCGTTATTCACGGCACCGGCAAGCTGCATGGCGGCCCCCGGTTTAGACAGCACTTCATCCAGCGCTGGCTTGTCATCTTTATGCACGATGCGGCGCAGATAGTTGGTTGCCGGAGCAACTTTGTCGAACGGGGTAGTTTCATTAGTAAGTTTGTTGAATGCTTCAAGCGTTGGCGCAAAACGAATTTCTGTGCCATTAGCCACTAAGGTGATAACTTGTTTAGTCATTTTGACTTTCCTTTGGTTGTTCGTGCTTTGCACGCCAATTTAAATAATCGATAGCCTGTTGGGCACACGGTTTAAGTGCCGCTTTCAGCTTGGGTATGTCTTCTGTCACGACCTCTGGCCACGTCCCTTCAACCTTGGGTTTGTCACACGGAACGATAAGCCCGGGTGGCGGCAGTTTTATGATCAGCTCGGTTCTAACCGGCTCAATAGGGCTCGCGCAAGCTGTCAGTAACATCAGAAGGAATATGACATTCAATGTTTGCCATTTTCTGGGTAAGTTCTGCCACTTGCTCATTGAGTTGCCTTTGTGTTTGTTGCTCTGTTTGAACCCGCTGCACGAGTAGCTGGTTCATGTGTACCTGGTCACTCTGCAGAGTCTGAATGGTTAACTGGCTGGTTTGATTCACTTGCTTTACCGCTTCTAACCTGGCCCTTAGCGCAACTTGCTCAGCTTTGCTGGCTTTGAGCATTAACCACATCGACATCATTGCTACCCCCACAACAGCGACCAGTAACCACTTAATCCACTTCCATGCACCGTTCACGCTCAATCCCCCGACGAGTTACCAAGCCTTCCAACACCACGCCCTGGCTCTTCACCCACTCGGTGATATGTCCACAGGCTTGCGTGTAACGACCTTGTTTTATCGCCCGGTAGATACGCGTATCGGAACCATCTCTGTTTTTGCGAAATTTGCTGCAGCCAAAGTTAAAAACGAAGGACGTAAACGCATCAAACTGCCCGGCAGACATGGACTTGCCAGAGATGCTTTCTGCCGCCATAACACATCGCTCGGCTTCCTGGATGTTCTTAACCCAGTCAGTGGCAACTTGCTCAAGGGTGACCGGGGTACCGGGTACGCCATGAGTATTACCAATGCCGTTGGTTAACACGCCTCCGGGGCAGGTATAAGGGTTCTGCCGACAACCTTCCGCATTGCCGATAATTTCTAGCCCTTTGGGGCTGATCCTCAGCTGACCTAATGGCTGGTCGGCGATCACCACCTGACCAACGGGTTGAGTCAGGTTCGAGCCATGCAGCGTCGCTCCGCCAGTCACCAGACCGATCACCGCTGCGACTGAACATATAATTCGCTTACTCAATTTCATTGATGGCGACTCCTTTTGCTGCGGCGATTCGTTGCATCGCCCGTTTGTGCCAGTAGTTCAGGCCCAACGCCGCCAGGCCAATCAACAGCGACAAGATGAAGTACCACTGCTCAAACGTCAGTTTGCTGATTGTCATTCCAGCTAACGACATGAAGTAAGCAATGCCGCTGGTTATTTTGTCGAACCAGTCTTTCATTCTGCTATTCCTTCTTCGCCTGGCAGTTGACGCATAGCTGACAGCCCTTTATCGCCTGGCGTCTTCCCTCGGGAATAGCCGCGTCACATTCAATGCACTCTTTGGCACTCTCCTGGTCCACCGCTTTGGTCTTTTGTGCCATATGGTTGGCCAGTGCCATTTGGGTCTGTTTGGCTTCGAGCGCACTGGCGCGATCAAACACATCCATCGCGCCTCCCCATTAACCGATTAGATCGCGGGTGTCATCCGCACTGAGGTACGGCACACCATCGATATGGATAAAGTCCGGACTGGTCACAACACCTTTGATTTTGTGCTTAGACTTGTCCGACGAACTTGGATCGATATCCAGCAAGCTATCAATCATCAACTTGACGCCATGCACTTTGATTTCTAACTCTTCACCACCGGTATTGGCGTAAAACAGGCAATCATGGGGTTCAATACCACGCCAGCTACCCGCCGCTTTTGCCGCTTCGACCAACAACTTGAAGTTTTTGGTATCCAGTTCGTATTCAACGTCTGCACTGACCGCACCATCGGTGAAGTCGTCCGGCACGCCACGTGTTTGCGCAGCCTGGCTATCATCGGTAATTGAGACTGTGGCTTTTTCTACGTGAATTAAGCTGCCGTGAATATCGACATCAAAGCTCATACCTGAAATTCGTTTTCCCATTTACGCGGCCTCCGGACTGCTCAGATCTAACATAAGACCTGCTGTGATGGATTTCGGACAGTCGAGCGGCGTAGCCGTCATATAAATCTCGACTGTGTTTTTCGTTTTCCAGGTGATGGCAATGGCACCTTCTTTCGGGCTTTCGATTTCACCCGGAATAACGACTTGTCCAATCGTTGTACTCTTCGCCATTTCACGCATTGGCCTTGTGTAGCGCATTTTGGCGCGAGCAGTGCTTGCTGGCGTACTATTGAACGAACGGTCACCGATGTCAGCAATTGCGATCAAACGAACCCGGCGGGCAATTTTGTCAATCACTCGACGGTTCTCGACCACCTGGAAGTCACCGCCCTCGACATCGAGCATGCGACCATCAGCCCAATAGATGCCGTCGAAGTCCGGGAACCAGGCAGGAACCGAAAGACGGTTTTGCTCCAGAGTTTGTAGTGTTGCGGTAGAGAGCTCGACACCATTCATGTCAACTGGCTTGGTCACATCCCCAACCAATGCACCGGTTTTCACCCGCATTGGGGTATCAGCCACCGATGCTGCCCGGTTACACAGACGACCCGCCAACTTGCCAATCGCTTGTGGTAGCACTTCGGGAACCAGCATGACGCCATCTGCAGCCAAGGTATCTTGAACCGCGACCATTGATGCCTCATAGTCCAACCATGTTTCGGTCTGCTTATCAATACCAGGCAGAGCCAACATCATGAATGTCCAGCGACCATACTTAGCAATCAGTTCATGGTAGAGTTCCTGCGCTGCAGTCACCGCCGCTTTGTCAGTGGTAGGAACGGTATGCACCACAGCTTCAAAGCTTTGTGTTTGTTGCGCATCTTTTACCGCCTGGGTCCAGTCTTCCGGCGCCGTAAGAACGTAAACCCCTGCTGACCAGTTCTGCCCGGCGTTCACCATGGCGGCCTGCAAATTGTCTTTAAGCACACCATCGTCTAACAGTTCGCCAAAGTCAGTTTGCGTATTCACAGACAACAACTTGCCTGCATTCTTGGTGCCCGTACCGAGAAAGAGGAAGTGACGCTCAACTTCAGTCACTGGCCCCTGTAATTGGTTAAGAGCTTTTACGTTGATAATTGGCCATGCCATTGGTTATCTTCCTCTTTTAAGTTCTTTGCGAAGTGCCGCTCGCGCTTTCTTTTTGTCTACCTGAGTAAACGGCCGAGCAGGTAACACGGTTTCCCAGGACTCTTTCGGTGCGCCGCGCATCTGGCGAAGAATTAGCCCGGCTTGTTCTTGGCTGAGGTTATTCTGTATCCACCTCATGCTTGGTTTGCGAAGCTTGCCAATTGGGGCATTCGGGTTGATACGCCTGGCAAAGACACGAAAACCCTCATCTTTTAAAGCCTTGGCTTGAGCCCTGGTTGCGCCACCGTGCCCACCGCCAATTTCCTTTAAAGCCTGTTGCAACCGGCTTTTATTTTTTGCCATGTCGCAGTGCCTTTATTGCTGCGGCTCTGGTATGCCGCTGACGATGGCCATAGTGTTGCTTTGCTGCCACTCTCGCAGTGGCACTTTTGCGCCAGCCGATCACAGCGGTATTGCCATCATTACCAGTGACAGTTAACAGCCTGGCTAAGCGAACTTGCATTTTCTTGCGGCTGGTACCCGATCGCTTTCTCCAGTTTCTGCCCAGGGGTGTTTTTTGGCTCCGCTGGTTTTGTCGCGAAGTCTGCACAGAGCCTTTTGCCGCTGCTTGCAATAATCGCTTTCTGCGCTTTGGCGGCAATGTCATGGCTTTCAACGAATCAAGTACGCCCAGCTCTGACTGCTTATCCACGCTAATTTTGATCATCGACCGTTACCGGACTGGCTGGGTTATTGGCGTTAATCACATCAATATGCTCAGCACACCAAATCTCATAAGGAGCGTTCTTCCAGCGCTTGCCATCCCAGTAAATATCACCGTCTGGGTCTTCGACGAGCATCAGCGGCTCAGTCATATCGACCTCAAGAGTCATAACCACTGTGCTGTCGCTTTCTGGTTCGATGTCAAAGCTTGGATCCGCCAGGTCAAATTTCTCTCTAAATTCGTCGTTGTCATCCAACCACGCCAAAGTGTTTGCCATTACCGCGGCAGGGTTTTGCTTCTTAAATGGAAACCGCTCAAAACTGAATACAGCGGTGTATTCCATCCAGCCGATGTCACGGCCCAACCCTTGGTTTTTGGGAGCAAACTTAAGCTGAATGTCTTCCATCCAACATTCAAAATGCTTGTGCAAACGTTCATCAATAGTGCTACTTAAGTGCTGGTTAAGCCCTTGTAGCATAAAGCCCGCCTGGTACTGGTTGAGTGGTTCTGTCATAACAGTTCTACTCCACAACGCGTATTACCACTGATGGCCCGGATATGCTGCTGGCTCTCTGCAAGTAAGCGCTCTGTGATATCCCGCTCACTTTCTGCCACTCGATCACCGGCTTCTTTGGTCGATACAGTGGCGAACTCTGAAACCATGTCTGCTTTGGCTCTGGCAAATACCGCTTTTTCATACAGCACGATGATGTTGTTTTTGCCCAATACCTTTGGCAATCCCGGTATCTCTTCAGCTTTGGTAATACCTTCGGCCTCGTAGCCTGCTTTCATCGAGGCCAGCTCAATGTTGATTTGACTTACTGCGGCGGCCAGCGCCAATGCCACAGCTTCCGAATCAAAATTTGATGGGATGCCACGACGCTTTTCAAAGTCACCTACGTTGAGGTTTGGCCAAAATCCATCGTTCTCGATCTCGGTGCTTTGGTAACTTTGTGACGATTTGCCATCAAACATTGAACTAGTCCTTAATTGGTGGACTTCTGCCCACTGGGTCGACGGTTAGAAATCGACACTAAGTGTTATTTCAACCTCGCCAGCCGAAGTCCGGTGGGTGTAGGAGCCTTTACAGGTTCTTACCTGTGGTCAAAGCGCTGATGCGTGCTCTAACTCGGTTTATCTTGTCGCCAACGCCAATTTTGTCGTATTGGTTGTTGGCCTCGATCAGTAGTGCCAATGACTGGTTAAGCGTTTCGAGATCACCGACGGCAGCTGGGCGTGGTACGCCATTGCTGTTGCGCAGCAGGTGAAGGCCCGCAAACTTAAACCACTTGGCCGTTGGTTTTTCTTTCAATCGCCACTTGGTGCGCACTTTTTCAAACACCTGGCTGAAATAGGGCTCGATGGAGTGACCATTTGCCGCCATTTTCTCTGCCCAGGCTAAGGTGCTGTCTGCGCAGAAATGGGCGAAGTCTCTTTTAAAGCCCGTTTCTAGCCCTTGCTCAATCGCTTTATCACACCAGGCAATGGCAGTTTCCAGGTCTTCGGTATCGAATAGCCAGATCACCATTTTGCCGAGAAGTGGATTGCGGTAGTTTTCCCCTTTAGCTAAATACTCTTCCACATGGGGTTTGTATTTGGGGATAAGTACCGAACGTTTGTGTTCCACTTTTTCATTAATACGAGCAAGGCCTTTGAGCGCTCGTTCATCGTTCTCTAGTTCAGCAAGCAACACATGTAGACTCTGACTGGCAACCGCCACCACCGAATGGGTAGCCGTTGCGCGTTGTTGCTTGGCTTGCTGGCGTTGTCGTGCAAGGGGACTAAGCATGGTTATCTACTACGCTTGGGGTTCTGTAGTATCGACTGTTTCAGGTGCTGCAGCATCGACAATTTCAACATTCTCAATGGCTGCGAACTTATGAAGATTACCGACCGCGTACCCTTCCATACGCAAGTAGGAGGTTTCAAAGCGTTTACGATCTTCTTCATTGCGAGACTTACGCCATTGCGTACCTTTTTGGGTCAGGATCTGCAGGTTCTTCAGGTTTGTTACCCACACCATGTTTGATGGGAAAAATGGTGGGATATACGCTTTTTTACCGGCAATGGTCTTCGCTAATTGCTGCGCTGCTTTGTGCTCCGTTGGTACCTCTGCCGCTTCCAACAAACGGTGCTGCTCTGCTGCGACAAGGTTACGGCCAACCAATACGACAAGGTCAGGATCATCGACATGAACTTCATGAATGGTGGTGTTCACCAAATCATTAACCAATGAATCCAGATTTTTATATGCGCCCTTAGTGGCTCCGGCGGCATCCAGTTGTGCCGCTGGATTAACTTGATCTGGCGCTTTCTCTTTAACGATTTGTAGCCAGCCCTTGTTGACATCCTGCCCCATGGGTTTCGTACTTGGGTCTGTTGTTACTGCTGATGCGTCAATGCCGTGGAAACCGATGCGAAGCTTATCCAGAGCGAAGCTACGCGTGATCGCGTTGTTCATTAACTTAACCCATTCCCCTTTTGAGCCAGAGTTCGCCCAAATGGTTAAGGTAATCCAGTTAATGTGTGCACCTGAGTCTGTTTCTACCAGCTCATAGGTGTTGCCGCCTTGGTCCAGCGATGCGCTAAAGCGACCATCTTTAACACGACCAGTCGTTAGGCCACTGTCACCGACATCGATCACCTGGCCTTTAATTTGGTCAACGAGGATATTGGAGATTTTGCCAAGAAATGCATCCGATTCGACGATCGCTTGCTGCAGTTTGGTTTCCATTACCGGTGTCATGCTGAACTGCTTTGAGGCATCTTCGACGCCAGCACTCGATGCAATGGCCGCGTTATATTCTTGTAGGTACTGGGTTGAAATAGCATTCAGCATTTACACAGCCTCCATTAGCGATTCACCCGTGTCACCTTGGCCAAGTTCTTGGTTCGGCGCTTCCTGCTTCAGTGCTTTGAACTGAGCATCTAGCGAATTTTGTTGAGTTACGATGTTGTCAATCTTGCCGATTAGCTGACTAAATTGTTCAGCCGAAAGACCTGAATCTGGTACAACAGTTTGGCTTTGCTGTACTGGCGGTGTTTGCTCTTCGCCACTGCCATCTTGACCTTGGTTAAGCTGTTCAGAGAATTGCTTCTGTTGCTGCTCAAGTTCAGTCTGTTTGGATTCGATGCCATCTAGTTTTGACATCATTTGAGTGAACTGCTCTTGGTTCATGGGTTCATCATCCTCAATGAGAGTTGATTCAATTGGTTGAGAGCCGGTTGTAAGCTCTCCATGCAAGGCGAGGTTTGCCAATGCAGAAAAGAAGTTGCTGAGAGGGTTGGCTTTAGGCTGACACTCTGAAAAATCCAGCTCTTCTAGCTGTGACACTTCACGTTCAACCTCTTTGCCGGATTGGTCTGAGAATTTAAGACGAGTGGTTCCTGTACTAGCCGGTTTATCCGTGACACCAATACCACGCAGGTAGCAACGACCATTACCGCAGTAATCCGGGTCCGGCTCTATAGAGGTGAAAAGCTTCTGACCGTCTTTGTTCGCAGCCAATAGGTAATGATTCGGCGTTAATCGCGCAAATAGGCGCAATTTACCTGCCCGTTTCTCTGCTTTTAGCTCTTCAACCACACCCCAGTTTTTGCCTTCATATGGTCCCCAGGGGGTATCGCCTTTGTAATGCTCTGGCCAAATCAGCGCAGTGGTTAAGTCATGGGAATAGGTTTCCGCCATGTCTTTAATCCATGTAGCAGTAATGGTGCGGCCATCAACGGTTGCTCCCTCAGTTGCTACAATTTTCCAGTCACTGGTTTTCGCCATTTACGTATCTACCTAGTCAAAAATGTCAGTCAATGTCTTGGTTACGGCAAACGATACGCCTTTGACTAAGTCCTTTCAGCCACTTCATTTCCTAACAATTCGGATTTAGCCCATATCCGAATTTATCCGAATTTATGTTAGTCATTTGCAAGTTTTCAGGGCGTATGATTCGCTTATGGCTTATTCCCCTGAAACCCGACATGCTGCCCGGGCGCTTTATCTAAAGGCCTGGACACCTCAAGAAATCGCTGACGAACTTGGCATCAACAGTAATCGAATCATCTATTACTGGGCTGACAAGTATGGTTGGCGGGATATGCTGCGCGAGCAAACTATTGATGAATCGATGGCGCGCAGAATTGAAGTTCTAATGGAAAAGGAGGAACCGACACCTGCCCAACTCAAAATGCTGGACATGCTCATCAACCATCACACCAAACTCAAAAAGCTTCGCGCAGCCGGTAATTCTGGTGAACCTGCGAGTGATACTCAGCCAGCTGACAAAGCAAAACCTAAAGCAGTTGAAAGTTCACGCAAGCCGGGTAAGAAGAAAACCAAGTCTGAAAGTAAGAAAGCAGCAGCGTTTGAAGGCATAACAGAGAAAAGCTTTAAGCTGTGGCACGAATCGCTGTTTGGCTACCAGCATGTGATGCGCGATAACCTGCATCAGCGAACACGCAACATCCTAAAATCCCGCCAGATTGGCGCTACATATTACTTTAGTGGCGAAGCCCTGGAGAATGCGGTACTGACTGGCGACAACCAGATTTTCCTTTCAGCCTCCCGGGCCCAGTCTGAAGTGTTCCGCCGCTACATCATCGCTATTGCCCGTGAGTTCCTAGACATCGAGCTCAAAGGTAATCCAATGATGTTGCCAAATGGCGCAGAGCTGCATTTCCTGTCTACTAACTCGAATACCGCTCAGAGTTATCATGGCCACGTTTATATTGATGAATATTTCTGGATACGTGATTTTGCCAAGTTAAACAAGCTGGCTTCGGCGATGGCCACGCATAAAAAGTGGCGTAAAACCTACTTCTCAACACCATCATCAAAAACGCATCAAGCTTACCCATTTTGGACGGGGGAACTTTGGAAAGGTAACGACAGCAACCGTTCAAAGATTGAGTTTCCTCGTTTTGACGAATACCGTGACGGTGGGCGGTTATGCCCCGATAAACAATGGCGTTACGTTGTTACGATTGAGGATGCCGCCGCCGGTGGCTGTGACCTTTTCGATATTGATGAACTCCGCGACGAATACAGCAAAGACGACTTCGACAACTTGTTTATGTGCGTGTTTGTTGATGGCGCCAATGCGGTGTTTAAGTTCTCTGATCTTGAAAAAGCGATGGTTGATGCTTCAACCTGGCAAGACTTTACGCGAGACAGCGACTCACCATTTGGTCGCCGTGAAGTATGGGGCGGCTATGACCCATCCCGGACGCGAGACAACGGCTGCTTTGTGGTCGTCGCGCCTCCTATCGTAGCAGTTGAGAAATTCCGTATTTTAGAAAAGCACTATTGGCGCGGTCTCAACTTCCAGTACCAGGTTCAGCAGATAGAGAAAATCGCCAAGCGCTACAACATGACTTATATCGGCATTGATACCACCGGTATTGGTGCCGGTGTGTGGGATTTACTGCACAAGAAATTTCCACGAGAAGCAGTGGCCATCCACTACAGCAACGAGAATAAAACCCGCCTGGTGATGAAAATGATTGATGTCGTGGAGGCCAAACGCATTCAGTTTGATGCAGACGAGAAAGATGTGGCAATGGCGTTCATGGCCATCAAACGAGCTCCGACTAAAAGTGGCGGCAACATGACATTTAAAGCCGAGCGGAGTGAACTAACCGGCCACGCCGATGCTTTCTGGGCGATCAGCCACGCCGTGATTAATGAACCTTTAGATTACAGTGACCCAACCAAATCAACCTGGGATTTAGCAGCATGACCGAAACACTCATTGACAACTCAGAAACAAAAAAAGAATCCTCGTACAGCTTAGACCCGGTTGCTGAACCCGTAGATCCAAACCGATGGCTTACCGATTACACCGCGCTTTTTTACAATGAGTTTGAAGATTATTGGGAGCCCCCTATCTCACGCCGTGGACTCGCCAAAATATCAAGAGCAAATGCTTACCATGGCTCACTACTTCGGGCGCGAGCCAATTATGTGACCGCACGCTTTATTCAGGGTGGCGGCATGCGACGACGTCAGTTCCAAGGTAACTGCCATGACTACTTTACCTTCGGTGACTGTGCCTGGCTCAAGGTTCGCAACTACTTTGGTAGGGTGATTCGCTTAGAGCAGATTCCTACCATGTTTCTTCGCAAGCGAAAGAACGGTAATTTTGCTTTCTTACAACGCGGCAACAATGACCAAATTGAGCAAAATACATTAAAGAAAGAGGATGTCATCTTCTTACCTCAGTACGACCCAGAGCAACAGATTTATGGCGGGGCAGACTATGTGGGAAGTATTCAAAGCTCGCTACTCAACAAAGAAGCAACCCTGTTTCGCCGTAAGTACTACCTGAATGGTGCACACATGGGCTTCATTTTCTATGCGACCGACCCGAACTTAGGCAAGCAAGACGAGAAGAAACTTAAAGAGGCAATTCGTAGCTCTAAGGGTGTAGGTAATTTCCAGAGTATGTTTGTGAACATTCCTAACGGGGCAGAGAAAGGGATTCAACTTATCCCTGTCGGTGATATTGCCACCAAAGATGAGTTCGAACGAATCAAGAACATTACCGCACAGGATATTCTGGTAGGCCACCGCTTCCCGGGTGGTAAAGGCGGCATGATGCCAGAACCTGGTGCAACCTTACCTGACCCAATCAAAGTCGGCATTGAATACGCCAAGGATGAGATTATCCCAGTGTGCAAACTGATGATGGATGAGATCAACTCCGACCCGGAGATTCCTAAGCATTTGCACTTTGATTTTGACTTAAGTACTGGTCAAGAGGTGGCTTAAACCTCTGCAATAAATTGAAATTCTGTATGGGGCTGAAATTGGTGTTCAGCCCTTGTCACATAAGAGATCAGAGATCTTTTTTCAGATCATCACCTGATCGTTCAGATCACCTAGAACCGTGACGTAAAATATAAAAAGACTTTAAAATTAGCCACTTAATCATCCTCCATAATTAGTGCGCCATCTCTGCTTTTTCAATTTCTTTCAAAAAATTTCAATCGTTGAAATTTTATCAGACCCAATATAAGCCATTCTCAGCGGTGTTTACGTAGTCTTGAAGCCCTTACCACAAAAGGGTTTAACGCTTGTTTGTGGGCGACTCTACCTCCTGGCTTTTTGCATTCAGAGGAATTTCAAAATTTTCTAGATCGAAAACGTCGCAGGTGGGGAGGAGGAGTGCATTTTACGTCACGCGCTCACTCCTTTACGTGGCAAATTTTCACTAGCGAACTGCCCTTTGATAAGAGAATAGTGTAGGTAGGCTAAGAGGTTGAACTTGGGTTAGAAGAACCGTAAAACTGTACAAAAACACAGCCTTTTGACGTATGATTATTAAGTCAGTCAATAAGCTAGGTGTTTTATATGAGAGTGTTGTGTCCAGAATGCGGCGAGAAAAGCCGCATCCAAAAATCTAACCGTATATCTTCAGGTTATGCCGACTTATATTGTGCTTGTAGCGATGCAGAGTGTGGGCACACATTTGTGATGAACTTATCTTACAGCCACACACTAAACCCTTCTGCGAAAACAACTTCACAGATGGCATTTAACTTGGTTAAAGCTCTAGCGCCAGATCAGAGAAAAGAGCTGAAACAACAACTTTCAATGCTATAACTTGAACTCTGGACTATCCACTTCATCAGCCATTTGGATGATCATCTGAATGGCTTCTACTTTGTCGTTATCGAGTTTACCTTGATTGTCTGCGACCACTAACCCCATCAAATACGCACCGACCTGCGCACGGCTTTCGGCTTCAGTGCTTAATGCTACTCCATCGATGATGAGCTCCAGTGCTTTCTGGAATAACTGGTTTTTATTAGACATATCAATACCCTTAACAACTACATCGTCAATATACTGTATATACATACAGTTTTCTACCAATTCTTTGCAGCCTATGTCACTGTATCGAAAGTTGATATAGAGAATCTCATCGTCCGAACTTTTTATCTAAGTTGGTATCCATTCTTCTTTCATGAAGCTTTCCCAGGCAGGATCAGGCCTGTCTAACTCCATTTCCAGGAAGTACTTATCGAGTATTTTTTGGCTTTTAGGTGGAATTCTACAGTTATTGCCACTGGACCAAGGGCGGTCGCTCCCGCTCCCTTCAGAAGCCTCCGACAAGTCGGAGTCTTTCTTGATGAGTTTCCATTCCGTTTCTCGTGTATAAACAAGTAAACCTGAACCTTCCACCCCATCAGTGACAGTAACAATTTCACCGTATTTGTTTTCGCGTTCTTTTGTAACTAAGCGGATTGGACGCTCAGACAATCTAAGTCGATGGCCGCCCATATAATCCATGTAAGCAGAAAAGAAGCCGCAGTCGGCCGCTCTTCTGGCCTTTTCAAACAAGCAGAATTCTTGCTCTTCATCGATACGACGAAGCTCTCGCCAAATAGTCACTGGCGGCGTTTTCTGGAATTGGAACTGACGAAAGCAGAATGTACGTGACCAAGCGGTGACGTTCTTTACCGTTTCTTGAAGCTTGGCTCTTTTATTATCTCGGTCGACTTCGCCTTCAAGGGCATAGCCATCAACGTTTTTCGAAATATACTTAGCAAGATAAGCAACGGCACCTCCGGCAGATTTATCGATCAGCTTTGCATCAAAGCGCGCTTTCATCGCTTTGGTTCTAGGTGTGCCGTCTTCATAATATAGGTCTTTGGGCTCTCTAAACTGATACGCTTCAAGCCCTGCGATGAACGCCTTTACATGCTCTAACGGCATGAAAAATACGCCATGCCAGTGAGGGGTGCCGTCTTGGTGAGGCTCGACTACTCTCATACCGTAATACACTAACTCACGGTAATCGGCCCAGGCTCTAAACAAATTCCAGCCATGGCTTAGCCAAGCATGTGCGTCTTTAGGGTTAGCACCGTCAAACTTGGGGTTTTCTATCCAGTATTTACCGTGTTGTTTGAGCCTGTGAAATCGGCTCGGTGAGGTCATGGTGACAAAGATTGCGACATGATCATTGCTCTCAGCATACTCCTGACAACCAGCAATACGCGTCATTAGCTCATGTCGACGATTTGCAGGATTACTTTGAGACGAATCAATGACTGTTTTTAGGTCAACTACGTCCCCGCTTTCGGACTCTATCGCCATCAACTCAATCCACTCTCGTTGACGGTCTTGGCGAATAGTTAACCATTCACAAGCAGAGTTAGAAGCATAAGGTGAGCTATGTGGGGAAACCATACCAGCAGCACGACGAGCATTCTCAAATACCGCAACAACAATACGGCCAATAGCTCTGCGCCAAAACGCTTCATCCATTAGCCTAACAATCATTGAATATGCTTGGTTGGTATCCTCAACATGAGCGAAATGAGGTAGCCATAAAGAAGCACCAGTGAATTCATTGATAAATGAGATTGTCTCAATTGGTGAGAGCCCATGCTCTGACGCGAGCCTGACTCGGTTTCCGCAGCGACCAGCCATTTCAACAGCCAATTTCGCTCTTTTGATTTCGTTATCAACTTTCCACCAAGCTTCAGGTAACACGGAAAACGCAGATGCAACAGCGCTACTGCGCTTTTCAATAAACTCAATTGCACGCTTAAAGCCATACTTTTTTAATCGGCTCGAGGCCGCTTTATCAATATAGTTGCGGATATCGAAAGGTAGCTTGAGCTTGTTAGCAGTCATTGACGCAAACTCAAATACTCTTTCTCGCGGTGTAAGTTCACCATCATGAACCCATACGCCATTCACGAAAGAAAGTTGGGAAGTACCTTTTTGATTATCCAGATAAGAAATCAACTCCCGATGCAGATTGCTTGGGAGTCGATTTAGTGGATTGCTTAGGTTAATGTTGTTCTTCTTCATGAAAGTTAAGAACGTGCCACCACACGATTAGGTAAACGCAAAGACTTCTGCTTTTGTTTCGTGAGCCACACTCTTTTGCGTCGCTCACGCTCTGTTTCTGTTGTTGCTCGTTTTGCTTCAAGCTCAGCTCGTACCTTCTCTAACCAAACAAGGCCACGTTCTTTGTCTTCCTTTGTCAACGAGTAATGCGGCAGATCCGGACAAGGTAAATGGCAGGGTTCAGTAATAGTTTGAATGCTCATATCTCAGTAAACTCCTGTACATCTACAACAATAAACCCGCCTAACCCTTCGCCTTCGCTTAAAACTCCGTGGCGAATGTGGTTACAGTTAAGTAGCTCGCAAGCTTGATTAACGGCATCGTCTAACGAATCGAAATCTCCAAGCGCCGTTGTTTCTGGCTCTTGAGTGTGTTTGTGGCGCTTCATCGCACCATCACCAAAAAGTCGAATAGCTACGTATTGCATTAAGCACGCTCTCCTCTCTCGGAGATGGCCTTCATTTCTAAACCCGCTTGTCGCCGAATATCTTGCCAAAGACGAATATTTGAGTTTTGCTGGCACTCTTGCCCTTCAACTGGGTTTTGTTGGTATTTGCTGATGTTCAGCGAAGCAACGTTCTGTATATGTAAAGCTTCTTCTAGGGTGTTCAGTTCAATCGTTATCATGTGGAAATATCCTTACTATTCCCTGGAGTTAACTCAGTCCAGGAACCGGTGCACCACTGGCGATGAAATCCACGCTCATACTTAGTAATGGCGTGATGCCCGTTGTGCGACTTTCAAGATCAGAGATAAGCGCGACCAGATTGCTGATACTGCAATGCGCCTTGTCGATGATGGTTTGCTTGTGTGAACGGCTAATGCGGCTGCTTCCGCTATGTTCCAGCGCCATGCGAGATAGATCGCCAGAGTGCACCGCGTTTTCGAGCGCCCGCTTGATGAAGGTTTCATCACTCGCATCACTTGGGATATGCGCCATCACCACACCAAGGCCAAGCAAAAGGCTATTAAGAATGGTGTAGTTACCACTCGCTTTGGTTATCAGCACAAGTTCTACGTTAGTTAGAATGTGCGGCTGCTCTGGGTTAAGCTTATTGCGCAGTATAGTGGCATTCATGCCTACGGCTTTTGCTAACTTGGTCATGTTCTCCGAGTTCGCAAATGCACAACACGCTTCGTTAAATGCCTTTTGTTTAGAGCCACGGAATTCGCACATTGAGTCAATTTCGTTCATAGCGAATACTCAATTGAAGAAATACGGTACGAAAACGAAACCCCAACCAAGGATGTTTAGCCACCAAGGGCAATGCTCTTTGGTTGGAGTTAAGGAAGATAAGCGCATGATCACCTACCCCAAGTTTTCCATTGCTTCACGTGTTGCTAGCTCTACAAGAGCAACCATATTAATTAAGGGCGTTTCTTTAGGTTTATCTTTGTTTTTAATAGGTAAGCGACCATCGCTAGCCCAATCCATAATGGTGCGCTTTGGCATACCAGAGAACTGGGAATATTGGTCATACGTCATGAAAGGGGTATTTAGGACTACTTGATATGAGAGCATAGTGATATCCTTTTGCGTTGGTAAATGTTTAACACCGGACTTATGAGTTGCAGCTCGCAGTCCATTTGAATTGGATTATTGATCGTATATGCGAACAAATCAAGCCAAATTGACCCCTTTTGATTATCAAGGTGGGAAATTCGTCACAGATCGTCTTCATGAGATACTGGGGACTAAGACTATTAGAGACTTAGGTGAGCGTTTAGATGTTTCTGCTTCTACAATAGCCACTTGGCACAAGCGCGGGCTTTGCCCGTACGAAGTAGTTCTGCGAGCTCACATGTATACAGGTGTTTCTTTGAAGTGGTTAACACTTGGCGAAGGCGAGCCATTTCCGAACAGAGATTCTCACAAGCATGAATCGAAACGGATGGAGACCAAGTTCTTGTTCGACATTGACTCATTCAATATTAAGAACGGAAAATTAGAAAACATACAGACACTAACCTTTGATAAGGCCTACCTAGACGAGATTGAAGTATCAAATCCAATGGCAATACGTGAAAACGGCCGAACATATATCGTAGATAAAGAAAATTTACAGGCGATTAATGGCACGTACCTAGTCGACATGGATGGCCTATTCTCCCTAAACGAAATCCAACGCCTACCAGGTAAGAAACTAGCGATCAGCTTTAATGGCTCAACTTTGACAGTTGATGAAGATGAAGTAAGGGTTGTGGGCAGAGTTGCGTTGGTGATGGAGAAGAAGTGA